AGCCGTCTGCAGCTGCAGAACGTACTCTTCCGGCACCTCGTCAGTCGCAATCGTCTGCACCTGGTACTTGCCGGCGCGCGACTTGCATTCGATCAGGCCGTCATCGCCGACCAGACCGTCGGGGCTGTAACCGATCGTGAAGCCCCACTTGTCGTTGGTGATGAAGCCGGTCTCAACGACTTCGGCGTAGTGCTCGGAATAGGCGGCACGAGCGTAGATCTCGTCTTCCTGCCCGCGGAGCATCGCGTCGGAGACGTACTGCGGTTCGACGAAGCCGGTGATGCGCTGGAATGCGAGCTCGTAAGCGTGGGTCCGCGTCTTGTCATTGTTCGCGACCTTGCCGGTGGGCGTGATGATCAGTTTCATTTCCGACGCGGTCAGCAGGCCGCAGCGGGCCTGTAGCCATTCGTCGGAACCCTGAAGGAGTTCGCCGTGGTAGGTCGGGCCGGTTGTCGTCTGAGAGGGTGCTTCGGCGAAGTCATCCAGCTCGACAGCGGTTTCGCGGTAGTCGAGATCGAAGGGGTTGTCGGTCATGATCAGAACCTCAGGCTAACGTTGGGGACTTCGCCGCTGCGGATCAGCAGGACGATCTTCTTGGCGGTGTCTTCATCGACGCCGCAGGTCATGATCGCTTCCTTGGCGGCCTTCATGACGGCGCTGCGGTGCGCCTGGTCGGCTTCGCGTGTGGCCTGTTCGTCAGCGAGGCGTTTGGCTTCGGCCTCGCGCTTAGATTCCTCGGCAGCGATTCGATCGCGTTCGGCTTGCGCGGCCTGCTCAGCTTCCTCAGCACGGCGACGTTCGGCGGCCAGTTGCTCAGCGTGTTCGCGGTCGCGCTTGGTCTGCTCTTCGCGGGCGACGCGCTCTGCGGCCTCAGCGGCTTCCCGCTTAGCGCGCTCGATGCGCTCAGCCTCGGCCTTCTCTGCGGCGATGCGGCGTTCTTCGGCGGCGCGCTCGTCAGCAATGCGCTGTTCCTCTGTAGCTTTTGCTTCGGCGGCACGACGCTCTTCAGCCTCACGCGCTTCACGCTCGTTCCGGTCACGCTCCTCGCGCTCAGCGGCCTCGGCACGGAGGCGTTCAAGCTCCGCCTTGTCAGCCTCTTCCTTGGTCAGCCGGGCCAGCGCAGACTTTAGCGCCGACACCGCCATGTCCTTGGCAGCGGTGGCCTCAGCCAGCATGTCGCCGAACCGGTCTGCATCGAGAGCAGTATTCCAGACCTGACCACCACGAGCGCGGACCGTTGCAGCGGTGTCCTCGATCGTGACGACAGCAGCGGCCTTGATGCCATCGATAATCGCGCGGCATTCCTCGACGCGCTTTTCCTCGGCAGCCTCCCACTCGTCCACCGGGCGGCGAACCTCATTGGCCAGTGCCGTCAGCTTTTCCTTGACCGCGCGACGCTCTGCATCGACGGCGTTGATACGCGCCCTCGCCTCTTCGTTGAGCTGCTTGCCCGCATCATCGATCGCAGTCTTGGTGCGCGTGATCTTGTAGGCCAGCGACTTGATCGCCTTGCGGCCCTTCTCCGTGCTGGTGTCGGGTTCGAACGCGTCGACTTCGCGCTGGATGTGCTCGTAGAAGCTCTCGCGCTGGGCCTTGTCAGTGAGCACGACAACAGGGGTCTGCTCGACGACCGTGGCGATGTGCGTACCGGCGGCTTCAATCTTGGTGACGGCGTTCACGAGGCGTCCTTTCCGTTGCGGGGGTTGTTGTTCCGCCGGGCGCGCAGAAGGGCCCAGAAGCGGGCGTCCTCCTTGGACATCGGCAGGAGTGGGAGATCGGCAGCCATCGGACGGCCGTTCGGGATGATGCGGAACGCGGTCACGGCAGGATGATCCACCAGGCTGAGAAGACCGCGACAAAGGCGGCCATGACGGCCGAGCAGGCGAGCAGATCTCGGCGGGGGTTGTAGAGCGCCATCACGCCGCCTCCCGAACCGGACGGCCGACACATTCACCCTGCCAAGCAGCGTTCATGCGGTGGACGGCGTCGTTATCCGACCGGCCGAAGTAGCCCCATGCCGATGCATAACCGTCGGGATCGCCGAAGCGGGCATTGAGGGCGTCTTCAACCGATGGCGCCGCTTCGTAGGCGTCGAGCCATGCGGCACGGTCGGCAGTGGTGGCGAAGGTCGCGCCGGTCAGCTGGGCAACGGCAGCCTCACGCAGAGCCTGCAGGCGTTCGCTGAAAGCGTTGTCCGTGCCCCAGGCGAAATAAGTCGGACCAATCGGCGGGGTGCGGCGGACGATGCGCAGGTCAGCGGGCTTGATGCCTGCAAGGATGGCCTGCGCTTGAGGGGTGGTGTTCCACATCTCGAATCTCCTGCAGCCGGGGTGGGCTGCTGGAGATTGAATATGCGATTATCGGAAGCTCCGCAAGCATAAAGTTGCGACATTCGGAAGTTAAAACTTGCGATCACTCATCCCAGATCGGATCAGGCCAGAAATCTGGATCCGAATCGCTTGCCGCTTTTGATGCCGGTAAGATGGGAATTTCACCGTCGTAGGCCACGCGCATGTAGGCTCTGAACTGGTCGTAGCCCTGAAAGATCGCAGCAACCTCTCGCCCTTGCCCGATCAATGCTCCAATCCGACCGCAGCGCTCTGCAGGCACGTAGCCAAGTTGGACGCCGCGGATACTCAAGACCGCAACGGCAAAGGGATCGGCAGGGTTGGTAGGTTCTGGCCTTAAGACCAGTGCCTCTCCTGGTGAGCAGATCGCCAACTCGAAGCGCCTCGTGGGGCCACGTTTGTTCGGGTGGGCGATACCTACGATCGGGAGAGTGTGCTGCGGCAGCGGCACTTCAGCGCGTCAGGTCGGGCATTGGCAGAGGCGCGCGGCGATATACAGCGGCATCGTAAGCAGCCAACATTGGCAAACGGGCGAGATCCTGACAGGGCATCGCATATAGCTTTGCGACATCACTCCGCGCCTTCTTCGTGATGCCGTCCAGTACAGTCGGAGCCAATGCTCCCCGCGCAAGGAACCATTGCCGATCGGCCGCAACTTGCGTCTTGGCCGTTCCCACAACGATATCGTTCCAGCCATGTGGCCTCAACTTGCAAGCCACAGCATGACTGGCATTGAACCGCACAATCTCGACATAGAATATGCCGTTTCGAAAGATCTTGCGTGCAACCGGCTCTGGCATCATGCGATTAACGTATCCGGATGAGCCAGCAAGAACACTCGCGGCCACAAAGATAGCGGTAAGCTTCATAAGCCGCGCGTTGTCCAGATGGCCCGACCTTCGATCCTCAGATCGTCAGCGTCGACCTCTTGGTCGTCATGAATCGGGTTGTCAGATTTGACTAAGATCGTCTTTGGGCCGATCGCGCGCAACCTCTTGATGCCGGCGGCGCCATAGAGATTGATCCAATAGATACCGTCCTGCTTCGTTAGCATCCGGTCATTCGTATCGATCACGATGAGGTCATTGCGGAAGAGCGTCGGCTCCATGCTGTCACCAACACCGGTAACGATGCGGAGCCTATCCGAAGGCGCTCGCGAAAACTGTCTCACAAAATTCAGATCGAAGCTGACGAGCTCGGACTCAACATAGCCATCGATTAGAGTCCCAGGCCCCATTGAAAGCGAAAGATCGAGCTTTTGGATCTGGACCACCTCGCCGTCGCCAGGGACATTCAGAACAGGATTGCTGCGGACATGCTTATAGGCAAGGTGGGCCTGCTCCTGGACGTTTTGAAGCTCGGCCTTCCGCATTTCGATAAACGCCATGGCGGCCATCAACTCGGTTGCCTTGAATTGGCGCTGGCCGGACTTGACCTTTGAGACCTTGTTTTCCTCAATCCCTAACGCCTCGGCGAGATGGCGCTGCTTGAGACCCAACTGCTCCAGCTGTGTGAAAATCTCTTCTGCGTTACGGGGCGAAGGTACGACAGCCATCGGGCTATAGAAACCGGGGCTGCAATTATCGCAATCGCGATTATCGGAAGTTTTCAGTTGCGATAAAGTTCCGATTATCGCATATTGTTCGGCATGAGCACCGAAGCTGAAGCCGTGATCCGTCACCTTGGAGGAACCTCTGCGGTGGCGAGATTAATCGAAGCCCCTGTGTCGACCGTCCACAGTTGGAAAACGATCGGCATTCCCGCCTCCAGAATGGCGCATCTTCGCCTCGCTGCGAAGCATGCTGGCACTCCTTTACCGGACGATCTGGCAACGCTCTCGCCGAAGCAGGCCGCATGATCGCCGCCCTGCAGCTCGCTTCTCTGGCCTGCGCAGTCGTCGCCTGGCTTTGCGTCATGCTTCCGCACCTGGCGCCGGAAGGCTGGCAGGATGCTGACGGCTTTCACTTCGGCGAGCCTGAGGATCTGGGTTCGTTCCATGGTGAAGGCGTCTAACCCATGCCGCACCAGCAAAAATATCTCTTTGATATTCCGACACATGGCAAAATTGCCGAAGCGGCGCGTTCGATCATTCTGGCCGTCAAGCGCGACCACGTCGTGACCAATGCCCAGATCGGCGCACTCTTCGGTGCCAGTGCCGACACCGTGCAGCGGCTCGAGGACATGGAGACCAAGAAAGTCCCTGCCTCGTTCATCACGGCGATCGGCGCTGCCTTCGGCGAGCAGTACATCCAGCCTTACATGGCGTTGTTCGGCTGCCGTGCCGTGCCCCAGCACTGCGAGGAAGTGATCAACGCGGTGCCGGCAGTAACGGCATTCGCAGCCAAGCTGGCGGCGGCATCGATCAATGGCGGCGCGCGGATCAATCACCAGGCGCTGGCCGACATCATGCCATCCCTGCGCGACGTCGACGCGATCGTGTCGAGCCTGAGGGCCATGGCATCTGCTCAGGGGATTGCGGCATGACGCAGCCCCGACTTTGCCACAAGTGCGACAAGCCGGTCTCGTCGCAGTCCAAGACCGGATATTGCCGCCCCTGTTTCGCCCGTATGACGGGCGCC